GTAAGACATAATCACAGTTACTATATATTGTTGTAAAAATCATTCTATTATCTAATGACTCACTCATGGACTCACACTACCTCCTTTAACTTCAATCCCCAGTAGATCGGGAAACCACAAGATATGGACTTCTTATCAAACCATTCTTGGTGTCGCTCCATTTCTGAGTTAAACTTCCTTGCCGATAATATGAAACTGCCCTCAGATTTTGACCACATCTTAAATGACTGATATAAGTCCTTAGCTTTTATATTTGAATTATCATCTCTAACACATCTCATCTCTAAGAACTGCAATACCAGGTCATTATCCCTCTCATACTTTGTAATAACTTCTTTAAGGCTACCACTCATCTTTAAGCCTTGTTTCTTATAATGCAGATATCCTCTCACCAGCCACATAAATATCCCACTCATATTACCTGGATTACACAACTCGTCTTTTAAATGTATATCCTGTTCATTTGGGGCAAAGTGCCTGTTAAATTCAACCACCTTAATACGCTCTGATGCAAATAAGGACTTATCTGTAACCATTGGTAGGTCATTACAAGATAACCAAAGAGTGAACTGTGGCTTATAGGTGATAGCAGATTGATATAAAGCTCTAGCTGATATCTCCTCACCACCTGTCAGCTGTTTGATTTTCTCTTCATCCAACTTACCATACTCATTACTCTCTGACATTGTTACAAATCGCTTGCCTTTTAATGCAGCAAGGGTGGGTGATGCAGCCTCGACATCCTTTTGTCTATCACCTCTGCAAATCATCCCTACCGGGGCAACCTTGGCGTAGTCACCCAGTAATGTTTCTATTGTATTAAGCATGGTTGATTTACCATTCCTGGTGGTCTTACCATGCAGTATGAACATACACTCCTCATTACTCATACCTAACATTGAGTAGCCTAATGCTCTCTGTAGGAAGTCTGCTTTATCTGTGTCACCCTCTGTGACTTCGTATATGAACTTCTCCCACCTCTCACTCTTTACATCCCTTGACATAGTGTGATTAAATGCAGTTTGCATTGTGATGAAATCATCCCACCTATGTTCACGAAATGAACAATCAGTTAAGTCGTATGTACCGTTAAGGCAGTTTATCAAGTAAGGGTTAGCATCAAAATGTACAGCCGATATATGTAACTCTCCTGTAGCATCTTTTAGAATTCTATCCCTCATTCGTCTATCACCCATCTTATTTACAAAGCTGGTATAAGACTTACGAACATCCTCATCCTCAATCTCACCACAATATATAATCATCAGCCTTACAAAATCCTTGATTTTTTCAGATATCAGAATTGCTCCCTCATCTTTTCGCCACGCTCCCTCATGGTAGGTGTACCAGCTTTTATGTTCCGGGCAGTACCTAGCCTCTTTTGTGTATAGCATTCCGAAAAGATTCGCCATACCCATTTCCGACCATTCATAGCCCGAACTATTATCATCTGTACTTTCGGGATGGGAATTGTAAATCTGATACATTTTATGGGATAAGTTCTCATCTACAATCACACGCCCGTATCGTGTTTTATACAATTCACTCATCGTCTGTACCTCACTATACTATTGCATATCGATTTTATCTCACCTAAATCCAATGGAGGATTACAAGCACACTGATTAACATATACTAGTTCTTTATAAATCTGTAGCTTAGAATAACCTATAGTATGCATCGCCCCGGCTACAGAAGTCAGACTCATATTTCTGCTACCATTTTCAATCTTGGGATAGCCTGGTCGTACTTTAATTCGACCATCTGTATATACATTTTCCCAACTAGGTGTATATAATTTAAAATCTTGTCTATGCTTATTTCTCTCTTCTCTATAACCGTTGAAATACTTATCTACGATATAGTTAATCGCATCTTGATTATCTATAATCTCATCATATATAAATGCATCCCCAGTTGTTATAAAATATCTCGCCACCTGGTAAATCTCCACACCCTGTAGGTTATTTCTACCCTTAAATGGTAATTTACCCTTTACCAGGATGTGGAAACCTCTACCACTTCTTGATTTTTCAGTATAACTGTGACATTTACTTATGATGTCTGCACCAGTCTTACTTACAAAACCATCGTTATCGAACCCTATATCGATATCAATTCCGACTATGTTATTATTGTCAAACACAAACCCGATATTATCTGCATGTCCTTGACTTATGCGATTAACAGCTGTATCAAAATCCGACCAGGTGGTTGGGTTAGTGGAGGATGCTGTAAACCCTGTATAAGGATTTAAGGGTATTTTGCTGTCTGCTTTGATACATACCCACTGATTCAATTTTTTAATCTCTTCCGGGATTTTCTCAAACATTTACCCCTCCACTATTTAGATTAGTCCTCTCTCCTTGGCGATATGTTTTTCCAACTGCTTTATAAATCGCCACATTTCAGCGTATTCCATTCCTCGTTGTCTAGCTAACATCTTGATGTTTTCCGGTGAAGTATCGCTGTAAATTAAAATTGCCAATTCCCTATCCTTGGTGGGTAGCTTAGATAAAGCCTTGTCACATGTATTCCAATTCAATTCATCTACATTTGAATGAAACATTGGATTCCTGTATCGGACATAGAACTTCATACAGTGTTCAACATAATCGGATACATAAGATTTACTCATGGAAATTACCCTCAAAATACCATTTATCGTCTACACATATAGGGTATCCCTCTACAGTAGAGGGTTTAATCTTACCAGTATGTGCAATATTCTTCGCATGCTCTAAGGTCATTTTATTCTTTGCGAAATCATTACCTGTAGCTAAAAGAAACCCTACATCACCATTATCATCTACCTTAAATCTATATGTCGTAATCTCGCTTAGTTCGTTCAATCTTTGATTTTTCAACTTGTTGTACCTCCTCTTCGCAATCTAATAAATAAATCAATTGTGATAGGACAAGTCTAACATCTGCTAATTCTTCTATAACATTAGCCTTAATCCCTCTATTCTCTTTACAAAATGCCTGTATGAGTTCTGACATTTCCTCGATAAGCTGGTTTGTTTGTGTTTTGATTCCGAAGAACTCAGCTATCTTATGTCTATCATCACTCTGTTCAAGTTTCGTTTTCTTTAACTCATACCACTTTGCTTTTTCTAAATCCTGGTCACCATTTTTAAGAGCATGCCTATAACGGTACTTATAGGCATTTAACTCACAGAATGCTTGTAGCTTTTCTGTACCGAACTTATCAAGCATCTCTTCTATACATTCTTTTCGACCAGGTATGTTATAATGTGCCGGATGATTAACCTCAGACATACCTACCTCCCGATCAACCTAACAATGCATCTATATCCAATCCACCATCGACCGTTTTATTCTCAGCCTTTACAGCTTTGTTCTCCGATGTTAATTCAAGTGCCTTACCGGTTGGTTCTGTATCGAAACCATCTGCTGGTGACTTATCACCTAAGTTCACAAATGTAACAGTCTCGGTAGGGTCTTTGGTACTTGGTGCTTTCACATGAACTACCTCGGCTCTCACATAGTGATTTATTAATTCAGATGGGTCGACATCCTCTATGTCGAAACTATTGAGTGCTGTCTTTGCAAAGTATGAAAATGCGTTGAGTACCTTTTCATTGTACTCCCCATTTTGATTGAGTATGCTGTATCTCTCCATATGAGTAGAGCCGTTAGCTGTAACCATCTTTATTTCTATCTTACCGAAATCTTCATCGTACTTAGCCTCATATATACGAAATACATGCTCCCCCTCCGGTATCACTGTAAACCCATTAGTCATTGGTATTCTTGCCATCTTATTTATCCTCCATTTTCCCAAACAATCTATTACTCATATCACATGCAAATTCAGCCATAGACATTGCTTTTACCAATACTATTTCAATTGGTAAATCATTCTTTTCTAATATTTCATTAATTATCTTGTCTACAACCTCATCGAAGTAATCCCTACTAAGTAATATTTCATCACGCATAATAGCCTCCTTATTTACATACCATTCGATATGTCTCAGTTTTCTTTAAATACTTATCTATCAACCCATCAGCAGACAACAAATCCTTGTCAATCCCTGTTGTTTCTGTCTTTGATATAGTCCAGGTATATTTACTACCGGGTATCTCTACTTTTTTATCACCGTCTCTGAACTGAGATATCGCATACTCCTTGATAATATCGTTGAGTACCTTTAACCTCTTCTCTTTATCATCTATCTTAGCTGTATACTCATCCAGTTCAGCTTTCAACTGTTCAGCCTCTTTGATTGTTTCACCTATATCATCAGTATCAGATACAGTATTAGTTCTCAATGCTTTCAGAATATCGACATCTTTAACCTCGTCATACGCTGGTGATATACCTGTATCCACATGGTCAATCCACCACTGTTCTACCTGTTCAACCATATCTGCAAAGTTTGGATATCTTTCAGATACCTTGAATTCTACTGTTATAGTATTATTGATATTAGGTATAAAGTTTTCCGGGTTGTCATAATCACTGGGTTCAAGGAATGATGCCACCATTATTACCTGGTCTACCCCGTATAGATAAGCATATAACGCAGCCTGTAGTGCGTAATAATCCGGGATATCATTCTCCCAATCCTCTACCCTCTTGGTAGTTTTCATTTCTAATACTGCCTCAACTTTTCCGTCTTCACCTTTCAGTAGATAATCCCACATACCACCTAAATGTTTATGCCTAGGGAAGAAATCACCATACGTTTTACTGAAATAGTTCTCTCCCCATACATCTGATGGTCTAACAATATCCATACCATATGATTTTTCCATATACTCAGCCTGTTTAGGTTCAATTACCTTACCAGCTACTTTATATATAGTATCCTCAAAAGGTTTTTCGTATGTCTTTGTGATTGCACACCACATTTCAAACTCAGTACTCCAGGGATTTAAACCCAGTATGGTTGCAAATCTTGTACTCGTTATCTTTTTACATTTCTTGGGTGGTATAACTTTCACTCTATTTCCATCAAGCCATTCCATCATGCGGCATCCCCAATCAATCCTGTAATCTTCTGTATTAACTTCTCACAATCAGACTTTGATATTTCAGTAAATCCCTTAGTCTGTACCGCAATTTTACCAATCATTTCTTCCTTGGTAGGGTCAGCCTCCTTTAACTTCTTCAATACAGCTTTAAGGCTCTTTATCTGTAATTCAGATGCCTGTTTTTTTGCACCTGTAAGACTCTCCTTTATCTCACCTCTTTGTACCGATGTTGCTGGTGCTGTAGGTTTACTTGGTGCTGGTGTGTTATCTGTTCCCGATCCGATATTCGCATCTATGCTATCAGCCTCGCAAATATCAAGTACCATCATGTATAGATATCTTCTCATGTAAGTAATTGAACTTCCTAAAGCTTGCATTGAGTTGGTAGCCATTTTACCCTCTTTATTTGCAATAGGCTCTATCTTGTCAAATGGTGCTGTGAACGATACAACCTCTTCCGGCTTATCTGTGTTTGCGATACTCATTACAGCGTTACCATCAATGAAATTCACCATTGGTAGTAAACCTATCTTTGAGAATATCTTAGTAGCAACCGGGACAATATCATCCAATTCAAAGTACTTGAATGATAGATGCATGTTCTTACCTGTTTTTTGCACATTCTCTGATAAGAACAACTCTCTCGCTAATATCAACTTCTGATATACATTCATATCTACAAATCCTTTTACTTCTTCTCCTGTAGTTTTCTTTGCTGGCATTTTCTCTTCCTCCATTTCTTTGCCTGTAAAATCACTCAATCTTTTCTTAGCAAGATTGATGTAGAATTCTTTATCAATATCATCAATTGTCAATTTGTTTTCATTGTCAATAATGCAATGATCGGGTAAACTTGCTATCTTTTCATTTGCACCATCTATGGCTTTCACTTTAATCAATGTGCCATACCTAGTATCCTTTGTTGAGTAAACTCGATTTACTTTTTGTACCGGGACTTCCTCACCATCCACCAGCTGATATGCTCTACTATACTTACTACCAGCCTTCGCTATGATTTGAAAATCAAAGATATCATTGCTATTATTAACAGTATCCTCAATTGGTGTACCGTTTACAAAATACTCAATCAATGCCTTTTTTACGATAATCATATTATTATTTATTGCCCATGCTCCTTTGACTGATATACCATAGTTAAGATATCCACCAACTGTTTTGACTTCACCATCTGTCTTAATCAGTAGCAAATTGTTTACATCTTTAATCCATACCTTGGATATATCATCTGTTTCCAATTCAAACCTGGTTTCCTTTTCCCAGGTGGTACATATTTCATCAACCAGTGGTAATTCTTCTCTATCTACCGAATACATAAGTCCATCAGTATTGAGATTTAATAGCTTTATTGACTTACAAGCATTCAGCAATCTCATTGTTAATACTGTTAGGAATAACTGCCCGGATATTCTAAGTGACCTGGTAGGTAATGGGTCGTATAACTCATTGAACTTATTCTCTTGTGCCCCCGATACAGTATTGAGTGGTAGCTTTAAGTCCTTTGATAATTGCTTATCACCACTATGTTTCGCTGTTATCCTATCTTTACGCATTTGATAGTACAAATTAGCATCTGCCACATTTCGTGATAGATATTGATACTCTTCAATAATTGTCGGATAAAGGCTTGATACATCCCTATTCTGAATAACCCTGGTGTCTGTGGATTCTTCATAGTACTTAGATTGACTACCATGCACACCTCCCCAGGCGTAAGTACAAGGCATATCCCCGATCACAATGTCTAATGATGTCTTGAATAATTCATCATCAGATATGCTCATATCGTGAATTGTATCGAAAAACTCAAGTATCTCATTTGGAATAACACTTTTATCAAGATTATCCGGATATACATATTCTCGCCCATCGTCTCTTGGCACAAACTTTGCACCCAGCATTTTTGCTGTCAGCTTGGCATTAGTCATAGCCATCGCCTTTACTACATCAATACTGGCTCTCTTACCTAAGTTAGCTTTAGTTTTTAGATAATCAGTTCTAAGATTTACTATCTCCTCGGTACTATCTACATCGTACTTACAATACTCGATTACCTCGTCTAACTCTTCTTTTGTAAGTGGGTGGTCGATATTAAAATCCACATTACTCTCTCTTATTGGTAATCCTAAATGCCCCTCAATTGATTTTAGAGATAAGGTATTTTGCATATCATCTCTAATATCAACATTATTGAAATTAAAGTAAAAACCCTGTAATTGTGGGTATTCCCATCCTTGACCACCAGCAATTATATAGTCATTTAACTGCTTTAACTCTTCGGGAGTTAAATCTGCTGCAATTCCTTTAATAATGTACTGGTCGTAATGCTTTGAGTTAAAGCCTATGTACAGATTCTCATTACTGATAGCCATTTTCAAAGCCTCATTGTCATTATGAATTACTGTATATGCCCCGGTTTTTCTATCTTTAAATACTACAACCCAGTCATGTTTAAAAACTTCACAGTCATAAACTATCCCTGTAGCCATCTCACCTCCTATTAAATTCTCCAATATTCGTTCCAAAACTTGCACTACTATCGAATTACCAGCTTGTTTGTATAGCTGTGAATTACTACAAACCTTAGATGCTTTGTCAAAATCACTGTCCGTAAAACCCATCAATCTCCAGCATTCTTTAGGTGTTAGTTTTCTTACCAAAGTATTGTCAGATAATACATAAGGTTGTAAATTACCACCTTGGTATGTTTGAATTGTTGGTGATAATCCGTTATCATCGTATACTCGATATCTATTACTATTGATTCTAGTAGCCGTATCATACTGACCAATCTGTATACATTTCATTTTGGTAGAATCACAAGCACATAATGTATCGCAATATTCCTTAGTTTGTATCCTCTTGGATTCTTTGTTAAATGTATTAAACTTAATCTTATCTACTTGTTCTTGAGTTAGATAAAATTTAATATCCACATCATCTTCCAACATGTCTTTAAGTGATAGCTTCAACTCCTGTTTAACTGGGAATTCATAATGCTCACTACCCTGTATACTTACGCAAAATACTCTCTCTCTCTGCTTTGTGGGATTCCATAATCTTTAGCATTTAATACTTGCCAATAATTCGTATATCCCAGTGATTCTAAGAACGATAGCCACTTTTCAAAATCACCTTTGAACTGTTTACCTACCAGGTTTTTAACATTTTCCATTATCAGATACTTTGGTAATACATTATCAGCTTTACTTCTAAGTAGTAATCGCTCTACTTCGTAAAGAAGTCCACTCCTGGTTTCACCCTTTACAATACCCTTTTTATATCCGGCTAATGAAATATCCTGACAAAGTCACAAAGCCAAAACGCCTTGTATTTGTCAGGATATTTCTATT